GATGGATGACCTGTTGAGCTGGATGCGTAAAGACGTGTATTGTCATCGCTCCGGGATGTCTGATGGTCAGGTGCGCGGCAACATTCAGCGTGGCGTCTGGGTTGAAGGTGTTCAATATCAAAGAAGGCACTGAGGATAACGGCAAACTAAAGTTCGCATTGGAGTGTGGCGTTAATCGTTTTTACCAGCAGGAGGACGATCCGGCGTACCTGATTATGAAAACGGCATTGGGGAAGGGGAGTAGGTGAGATGAATGATTTTAAACAGTGTCGAAGCTGTGCCGGTTTCTGTGGCGGTGGCTATAAATACCGTAATAAAAACGGAAAACAGCGCTATATGCCATGTAAGGAATTACCAAAATTATCTATTTCAGAGCAGCGTAGAGCCGTTGCAGGGATCGGAAAAAGTGGGTGAATACACCAACGGAACTAGAGAGGGAGTGATTTATGAAGAAGTTTTGGATTAAAGGCCCGTCATGGTGCGCTAGTAAATTTGAATTGCATTACGTGCCGGATCAAATTTCTGGGATCAACTATTGCGGGCTAACCATTTTGGGTTACAGCCTGATCTACAGTGACTGGTGGTAAATAGATAAGGACTAAAGGAGACATTATGAAACTTTGTAAAGAAGCCGAGCAAATCATGCAGTACGGGCTAGATGCTGGAGTTTATAAGAAGCCTTGGGAGAGGTGGGAGTTTAAAATGACATGGCTAAGCGATGCCATGTGGCATACCTGTAGATTCCACCCTGATTTCGGGTTAAGCGATGTAAGATTCCGCCGCAAGCCCGACACCATCAAGGTGGAGTATAAAATTCCAGTTCCTTATCGTGGTGAGTTGGAGATAGGGCAGACTGTTTATGTAGCTGATTCGACCCAAAAGAACTTTCACTATAGTACACCATGGCGCGGAAACATAGCGCACAGTATGCGAATGGCAAGGGGTTTAGTCCACCTAACAGCCAAAGCCGCCAAAGCCGCTGGACGGGCGGGTTGTCCCTTTAAACCAGATAGCGAATAAGGAGATATTGTATATCCGTATTGTGTTGACAATATACTGAAATCTGCTATTATAACCACATGCACAACGCATACCGCCCTAGCGGATACTGGGACTGGAGATAGACGATGAAAAACCAACCAAACCAAAGCCCCAAAGCTACCGCAAAAATAATTGAGCGAGCCAAAGCCGCTGGCGTATCAGCCGAAATACTCGAGTCCAGCAAGCCGCAACACCGCCGAGGACACACGCTGGGCAGCACAAATGTTGCTCAAAAAGTCGTGACGCTAAACGGCATCCGAATGAGTCTTGGTCAAGCAAAAGAGTACATGACAGCGCGAGAAAAGATGCTGATGAACCCAAGCACTGGCAGCGTTGATACTGCCGATAATTGGAAGGCTGAAGGTCACACGCAGGAAACCGCAGACCTTATAGGGGTTGTAAAAGACGACAAAGGCGACTGGGTAGAGGCGTGAAATCTCCTAATAAAAGCAACCAAAACGCCGCGAAAAAAGAGGCTGATAAAGCCTCTGCTTTTTTGCATATCCGATGCCGAAAGGATGACAAGGCAAAGTGGCAAGAGGCCGCGAAAGGCGGCAAGCTCGCTGCGTGGGTTACAGAAGAATTAAATCGGGCCGCGAATAACGAGCCACACCCGCCATATCAGGAAGGCGACTAGCAGCCATTTTGGAACCCATGTATAAAACCATAGCTTCGACAAGTGCTGCAGTCCCGCTTCCAGATACCCTGATGCGTGGTGCAGGGCGTCCCATATATCGCGCTTCTCCATCGCATCCTTAATCTTGTCTGTCTGCTCCTGGCACTCCATCCAAAACGGGGCAAAGCCCTCTTTGACTCGCTCATAGTTTTTACTGATGCCATTTTTATTTCGTTCCATTACTCACCTCTCTGATTATGAGTCACGCCACCAAGCAATCGTATAATCTCTTTGATATCCGTGCGCTGCTCTCTCAATTCAACCGACTGCGCCACATCGCGCTTTTCCGCTTCGGCGGCCTGCACTTGGATAATCGCCACCGCAGTTTCGATTTTTGAGAGAGCTTTGCCCTGATCCTTCAGGATGGACCCTTGATTCGTCAGCTTATCGGTATTTGTAGCCGCTGCCGCTTGAGCGGACGCCACCGCACCATTGAGGCTTGACCAAGTAACACCGAGCCCAAACACGACTACCACGCAAGTTATGACGAACTCAGCGGTGAAAAATCTTGCGAGCATCTTGTGTGTGACCTGCTTAGGTTCCATGTTCGATTCCTTGAGGTTATCCATCTACTTCGAGGCCCGCAGAATATCGACGCGGCCCTGACCGCCAGTGATTCCGTTGTCAACAAGCCAGTCATAAAACTCGTCCATACCGCTTGCAGAAACGTCAATCGCATTCGTCCATCGGATTGCGTCCATCATTTGATCGAGTCGCCTTCCGTCAGAGGTATCCAAGCTCCGTTGAGCTTTTAGCCATGCCCACTCTTGGCCCGTAAACCTATCGACCCACTCAACTCCTGTGAGAATAAAATTCAAGACAATGGGTGCAGAGGGTTTGGCGGGTAGAGAGTCTCCATCCGGACAAGTCCAGTCGGTGCCATCAAAGAGACAACCGGCATACGCGCCGTAGGGTGATATTCTCCAGTCGGATGAATCTGACTTGCCCGCTATAAAGGCAGGATCAGCGACAATAATCTTATCGCAAACACCCGCCGTGATATGCGCCCACTTCATGTTGTCACCCTGCCGAAGTCGGTCATGACTGAAAGTATGGCGAACCCGTCCCCGCCCTCGCCTGCTTGTGTCTGGGTGGCGCTGGGAGTTGCGTATGTGTCGAACGGACAGCCGGACGTAGCACCACCTCCCGCGCCAAGTCCTCCGTTTGAGCCGTAAATTTTGAAAGCCCACTCTTCACCAAAATCTACAATGCCACCGCCTCCACCGAAAACAGAACCGTCAGGAGGGTTCACGTTGCTCCCGCTTCCCGCGTAATCGACAAGGTATCCTCCGGACCCTCCGCCATATCCTGGGAGCTCCAAGAAAGAAGGTCCGGCAGTTGCTAGTTGCGTGTAATTATAAAATAGCCCGCCTTTTCCGAAGCAGGAGACAATGGCGTTTCCGAGAAAGTATTGTCCTACTCCAAACTCACTGTCGCCAGTTTCAAAAAGATCATCGCTGACCTCTATCTTGTTTGTCGCATTGCCCGAAGAACCTCCACCGCTAGTTTTTCGCGTGAAAGCCGTTTGATCATTTGCGACCCAATAATCCCCGCCCTTGCCTCCAACTCCAGCGCCGCCAGTCGCTATGTAGTAAGTACCCTGCTCTGTATCTGAACCACCAAGCGCATCACGAATAGTAATCGTACCGCCCGAACAAATCTCTTGCGGTACGCCCAAAATGTTCGCTGATCCACCGCCAGTTGCTAGAGCGACCTGCTTGTTGGTGTTGGTGCCATCGGTATCAATCTTGCCGCCACGACCACAAGGGAAAACCAGATCACTCCCCGTAGCGGAGTCGTCTCCCACTTGGTCTTGAAAGTCGAGCAGGGTTGCTCCGTTTTCGTTATACGCCTTCAAGTTCGACTGTCCGGCCCATCCACCTTTCGCGGTGATGGTCGCTAATCCTGTCGCGGTCAAAGTTGAGTCGCCGCCAACGGCCCCGTTCCATATACCCTCAGTTGCGCCCGATCGCAGAGTTGCTACGCCACCGACGCCCAGCGTGAAGGTATACTCTACGCCTGCTCTAAATCGAATTAATTGAACTGCTACCCCGCCTCCATTGCCGCCCTGCACCGCTACTTTTTTATCAGCGGTTTGGTTGCCGCGATGATAGACAGCTCCGGAGCCACCTCCTCCCACCAGTATCACCAGCGCTAAAACGTCCGTATTGAAGCTCACAACACGAGAGCCAGTGATCATCGTTTGAGATAACGGAACCAGTCCACGCGGTAGAAAACTCGATAAATAGCTCATATTAGTTGCCAGCCTATTGCGGTGACATATTGCAAGCCACCACTAAAAAAACGCACATCGCAGGTCATATCCTCGTCATACTCCATAATGTTGTGGCCGTTCGCGTTCTGCTTAATGATGCAGGGATTTACATCAAAGTAGGCATTGGAGTCCCAAAAATAAACCGCCATCATGTGGACAGGATTATCGGGCAGGGTTAGCTCGAGACCGCCAGCGGTTGTCGTTGCCGCATTGGTTTCCGTATCGATCGCGTACCGATTTTGCGCGACCGCTGTGAAATCTTCGTCCTGCACAGTCGCCACTGTATTGATAAATGAGAGATCGACCTTCGTTTGCAGCGTCTCGGACTCCAGTTCCCACTCACCAGCCGTGATCGCATCATCGCCCGCCGCCGTTGCGCGGTATGGCCGGGAGTCGTTATCTGTGTCGTACCAGAGATCATCCGCCACAAGTGCCGTAGGGATACCGTCAGAGGATTGCCCCTGATAGAAAATGGTGATCCCCTCGGCAACTGGAATTAGAACTTCAACAGAGCCCTCGTTAGAGTTGTTTCCGATCGAGTCATAGGCACGGACCATATACCGGCGCGTGCTGGTGATGTGAGAGCCCTGATCTATGGCGATATTGGTAGCGGATAACCTCGGGTCAACTGTGGCGCCACTAGCCCAGTCTCCGCCGGAAGCCGCTTGTCGGATCTCGTAGTATTGAGCATTGGGCATTGAATCCCAATCCAGATACACGATCGCATTGCGAACCGAGGCACTCACGCCGGTCGGAGTACCAGGCGCTGCGGTGTTCTGTGTCAGGGTTTCGGCGTCAACAATAGCGGGCCCGATGATGCCGGCGAACTCCGCCGAGATCGAAATGTCGTAGCTGAGCCCTTCTTCAAGCGAAGGTGTGGCGGTCTCGAAAACGCCACCACCAACCATCACATCCCATATCGGCTCGCCGCCCTGAGAAACTGTTATAAAGTAATGCGATACCAGTGAATTATCAGACGGGGCAGTCCACTCGATTTTGAAGCGAGATCGCCAGAAACTATCCTCCGTCTGGAACCAGACAGGGGTAGCTGTCAGTGAGGCCGGAGCAGTCGGAATGCCGCCATTTGGAAGCGTGCTGTCTGCCTGAGTAGACCCTGCGTCTACCGTGTCGTCATAGGCTGCAGCGGCGTACTCGCTCCCACGCAATCGCCAGCGGCCCGGGCGAGACTGTACAGGCGTGTCAACCAGCCGCAAAGTCTTGGCTGAGAGCCCTAGCGGGTGTGTCATGGTGACGATATCACCCTGCTCGAGTTCCATCCCTTCGTCGAACATTTCCCAAGTGACTTCGATATCAGACAGCGCCAGCTTGTCTAATCGCTCAATACACTCTCGCACCGCCTGTGAATGGCGCGTGCAGCCGGGTAGCCTGATTCTCGACTCGCGCCAAGCGGTAGTCCCAGCGTCCACTCCGGCGGCTTTGGCTGCAGTACAGAGCACCTCCCGCCAGATGGTCGGCGTTGTGTCGGTATAAAAGGCCCTCACGACTGTCGGAAGGCTGGATGAATCCTGCTTCGTGATGCTCAGAGAGCCCTCGATAACGTCGCTGGCAGTGAGTGTTTTAACGGATGCCCCCGGCTTATCGGGGATGAGGTGAACTGCATTACCTCGCTCCACGACCCAGCAACTCGCGTAGGATCGCATGATATCGACCCACTGCTCCGCGCCCTGCGGCGAATCCATGACCAGAAATCCAGTGCGGCGTACCTGCCCTGGCGAACTGTCGTCGCAGTAGTCCTGTGCTGCCTCCAAAGCGGTGTCGTTGACAGAGCGACCCAGCCCGTAGATATCACTGGAGAGATAATCGCCAAGGTGTAGCGCTGGGTTCTCGCTGTATACGGTGGTGGAGGTTTTGGGGTTCCAGACTTTGCGGCCACGAATCTCAAAAATAACTTCCGGCCACTGGTTTAAAACTGAATTTGTGTACTGCAGGACGACGTAGGCCACACCGATATCCCCGGCGGGATCTTCGATAACCATGTCGTCGGTATAACTTCCGATCTCGGCGGATAGCTTTGAGTCTACGCCCTGTGAGGTGGTCCCTGTGTAGGTCGTTACCGACAGGCCAGTGATCGTGGAGGCATCGACGCCGTTGATCCATACGGTTTCAAAGCCATCTATCTCGCCGAGGGCGACAACATAGCCTACCGTCCACTGCTGAGAACTCGGCTTGTAGTCCAGGGCGAACACTTTGCCGCCGACTTGCGCTGCCCCGTAGACAATCGGTATCGACTCGCCTTCCGCCGGCACGTTCTTTTGGATCTCACTGAGGCTCGACTGGCTGTTAAGAACTTGCGCGGGCACCAGCACACGGCGCATTGATCCCATTTGAACCAGCGACCCATCAGGCAGCCTGTAGGTGCCGGTGAATCTTTCATACCGGTACTGCATCAGACTTTCTTCCCGACCAGCCGGACGGAGGCTTCAAAGTATGTTGCGCTCAGACTCTTGACCTTGTAATCGCTCTCGAACTGGGCGGAGTAATCTTCGCCGGCCAGGGTGATCGTGTTCACGTTGTTCTTATTGGTATCGTAAAAAGCGATCAGGGTAGCCCGATCTGCTTCTGGAATAAGAGGATGAGTCAACGAGATTCGATAAACAGTGTCAGCGCCGAGATCAGCCGAACGAATATCGCCGGCTTCAGATATGTCGATATCACGCTTAGTGATCGGCTCAATGTTGTGCTGCAGGCCAATGCTAGGATACGCAGCCATTATCGAGACTCCAATATGATTACGCCGCCGGGAGTATCAAAACGAGTCCCGGATTTTGGCATGTGATTGAACACTGGTGGTGTGCAGTAGAATCGAGGTGTTTTTATGGGGCGGTATCGCTTGCAGGTTATATCGACACTAATCCCGACTCGAGACTCGCCCAACTCACCGCTGAAAATGAGCTCTGGCGAAGGGTGTGCTGAGTCGTTTTGATAACCCTGATAGATATCGACGCTGCGTCCGGCTGTGCCTTGAGCCAGAACCAAGGCGCCGATGGTCAGACCGCCGTTAAATATCTTCAGTCGCGGCCTTTCCCCTAAAGCGACCTCCAGCGATTGAGCGACCCATGTGTGCGAATTCCATGTGATCTCGCCGACGGTCGAATAATAAGCAGGGGTATCGAAGCCGACAGCTACCAAGTAATAGGGCCGCGTTATCGGCTGTGCAATCGCCGTCTTTATCGTGCTATCAAGCGGGTTCATGTGTTCACCTCGCCAGTCGCGGTATTCACGTTCACGGTCACGCCGTTAGTTTGAAGATCAGCCACCGCTGCGAGCATGTTCAGTGATGCCTGCAGCGCGGTATCCGCCGCTATATTTTGCTTGTCCGCCGCCAGTTCGAGCATGACTCTTATACGCTCATTGGTTTTTTCCGCGTTCACCTCTAGCGTCTCGAGAGACTTATCAAGAACAGTTTGGGCAATATCGGCTGTGTTCTCCGCTATGCCGGCGAACTCTTCCGATCGACGTAGCTGCTCATCCTCGGCAAGGCTATCGAAAACCTGCTTATTGAGCTCAAGAATTTTTGACGATGCCTCTTCGATTTTCTGAGGATCAACCAGTGATGATAGTGAATCACGCAGCGCATCACGCTCAGCAAGCCTGGACGATCGCAGGTCCTCTTCGGTCATTACCGACTCACGGATATACTGAGCCTGTGCCGACGCCGCCTCGCCGATCTGAAGGCCGATGGCTTGGATAGCCAGCGCGAAGTCATACGCGGCGTTTTTGTTGATAACCAGCTTATCGGAGAGCTCTTGCGCTGCCTCGCTTGAGCCATCGAAGTTATCGACCAGCGTATTCAAAGAGATCGTTTGCTGGTCGAAATTGACAAGCATCGTGCGCTGAGCGCCGTCGAACTCTTTAATCGCATCGGTGACAGAGTTGATCGATGCGTTCTCGGAGAGGGTCAGTATCGCCTGCGTGAACTCTAGGAACTGGTCAGAGGTTCCATCGAAGCCGACCAGCAGTCTTTTGAGAGAGTCGTCCAGTTCGTCGGCACCACCAATAATATCTCTAAATGCAGCGGCTAAAAATCCGGACTGGTCTTGTCCGAAAGTCTGGCCGTCATATTGAATGCCGTTATTATTATCGACCTGAATTTGTCCGGCAAAATTAGACCCTCCGATTAAATCAGCAAAGTCTATAAGGGGCTGAACAAGGTCGGCTGCTGAGTTTGTATTGGCATTTCCGTCGCCGTTATTTCCCCAAAAGTTACGACTGATCGATCCGTCCGCTAGATTAAAGTTAGCACTACCTGCATTATTGCCGTCATTATCTTCGCCGAATCCAATCGCGTCTAAAACCTTCGGAAGGAATGAAGTGACCGCCGCGCTGACTACCCCACCAACCACACCGGAAACTAGATCGCCGCCCAGTTCGCCACCGGGGATTTCAAATTCTGTCGCGACCGCTTCCGCCGCCATATCGGATAGAGTCCCACTAAAACTCTCGAATAGTCCGTCAAAAGACAGCTTCCCATCTTCTAAAATGCCGGTAAAGACTCCGCTGATAGCTGTCGCACTATCTTCCCACGCCCCGATCGTCCTTGCCGCTGCATCTTCCTGCTTCGAGGTATTGACTTCGAGTGCGGCGGTTTCCTCATCAGCCGCTTTCCGCGCTGCTTGCCTAGCCTTGACTGCCTCTGTAAGCGCAGCGGTTTGCTCCTCCGTGGCATCGACGTTTAGGCGCCTCAGTTCGCGCTCAAGTTCCTGCGCGTCAGCACTCAATCCCAGCAATTCTGTCTCGAACTCAATCGTCTCGATCAGCGCCTCATTGGATGCGAGGTTTTTCACCAACTGCGCGACCGCTTTTTCTTGTTCCTTACGTAACTTTTCAATTCCCTTCTGCTCATCAGCGAGCAATTTTTTCAAGGTGGTGGATTGCTTTAACCTGGTGGCGGTCACTTTGATCTCATCGAGCGTAGCTTTGGTGAGACCTTCGGTTGACTTGGTCGATTCTTCGGTCAATTTCGCTTCGGCTTTTAGAGCAGCGATAGACTCCGCTGACATTTCGACCGTAGCAGTCAGTGCCTCCCCTTGCGCGTCCAATGCGTCAGCAAAAAGACCGGTCTCCTGTCGCAATGTGGCAAAGCCTTCAGCAAGAACACCCCCGAGCAACGAAAAGCCTTCATAAACCTTACCTATTATCTCAAAAAGCTCCGTAAACAGAGCCACTGCACCAGATAATCCATCAGCGAAGCCCTGAGAAGTAATCGCCTCCTCAATACTGTTTATCCCAGACACCATTGAGCTGGATGTACTTGACTCCGCCTCAAACAGATCACCCCAGGCGTTCGATAGACCGTCAAGAGCGCCACCGAGAGTATCTCTCGCAGCTTCGGCGGAACCCCCGAATTGACTTTCCAGTTCTTCAAGGATGAGCGTCTGAGCGCCAGCCATATCGCCGGACGCCTGCATTGATTTGATGACTTCCTTCTGGCTTTCGCTGAACGTGATACCTGAGCGCGAGAGAGCGGAGAGCTGGGTAGCGGGGTCGTTTAATGCTTTGCCCAGTTGGATGGCGGCGGACTTTGTATCAGTGCCCATAGCGGTCGCCATGTCGAGGGCCGCTTTGGTCGTCCGGTCAAAATTATCCCCTTTGATTTCTTTGAAGGTGAGCAGCAGGGATTGCAGGCCGATGATGGATTCGTCACCGTAGCGAGTGATCTTCTGGAGGCTGGAGGCTGTTTGGGCTAAACCTTCTGCACTCTTGCCCGCTGCGAATTTGGTAGACTTGAGCGTGGCATTAAGCTGTGCCATCGCCGCGTCTTGTTCGCTAGTGTTCTGGATGACCTTGCGGAGAGTTAGAGCCGCTACGCCCGCAAATGCGGCACCAAAAATGGCCGCACTCTTACCGACTTTTTTAAAGCCGTTGCTAATACGGTTAGAATCACTGGCGATGCTTTTAGAGGACTTTGAAACCGTTTTATCGAGCGCAGCCACCTGGTTGGACGTGAGCTTTATCTGCTTCTGTGCGCCCTTGCCATCGGCGGTAATTAGAATACCGGCTTTATATGTCTTAGCCATAGATCATTGATTCCACGTCACGGTTGGCATAGGCCGTTAAAGCGCCTAGCTCGATAAAACGAACAAATTTGAGAGTCTGTAAGTCGTTGCAACCCATAACGCCAGCGATTGCAATAACTGCGGTGTAATCCAGACCTATCCGCGATCCTGTTGCCGGATGAAGGCGCCACTGGGTTTGACAAAACTCGAACAACTGGAAGGCGTCCTTGCCTTCGTGGTGTACCGTGAAGTGCTCATCCCTATGGCGTTTTAGATAGGATTCTGGAAGATTAAAATACTCTGAGTCTTCGGCTAGGCCATCGTCGCCCGACTGATTCCTTTGGACGTATTGATAGCCAGCCTCAATCAGTTTTTTGTGTTTGCCAGCAGTCGGCGCAGTTGCACCTCCCCCCATGCGTTGAAAAAGGCCAAGCGATATTCCGGCTGCTGTAAAGCGGCCTCGAGGTTTTCTTCGTTATACTCAACCTCGCCACCGTCGCCCTGAAGATCGCGCCATGAAATAATGTCGCTCTTAATCAGCGAGACCTCAGTGACGTCCGAATAATCAGTGTTGTTAAGCTGCCGGACTTGCTCTTTTGCGTCGTCGTAATCCCGACGCTTGAAAGTAACCTTGAATTTCAGCTTGTATTTTTTTTCGAGACTCCCGCTGATAGTGGTTGCAACGTTGACCTCGATAGTGTCTTCTCGCCCGTACAATATGCCCATTGTGCGTTACTCCTGAATGATGAAAAAAATGCCCGTTGAATAAAAGATGGCAAGCGACCCCACGGGCAAACGGGGCCGCTCACCTACCGCGCGGTTAGTAAATAGTCAAAACGATTTCGTCATTACCAGCGACAGGGACGCAAGACAGTCCGAAGGCGTAGACCAACAGGCCCTCGCTTTCATTCTGTCCAACAGAGGTGAGCTGCACCGCTGGCGCATCGATCTGAACGATGTTTCCAGAGACGGTGCCGTGCACAAGCTGTACCGTCTGGGTAATAACGCCCGCGTGGCTTTCTAGTCCGTCCGTGAACCAGTCCTTAGCGCTTGGCAGTACCGCCTCAACAACCGTGTTGCCTGTGACAGCTCTGTCTGTAATGAAGATTTCGTTTGAGTTGATAATGTTGCGAGCAATGACGTTGTTCCCCATATCCAGTGTCAAAGACTCGGCGCGCAGAGCGGTCAATGGAGATCCGCCCATTGTGTAGGTGGGAGTGTTTGCGTTCGTTACGGCGATGGGTGAAACGTAGTCGCTCACATCGACACTGCTGGGTGAGACTGCTGTCGGCGTGGTGTAGCGCCCAATGAAGGTAAAACTGAACATGGGTATTGCGCCACGAGCCAGTGACAGCGACATATTGCCCCGAGAACCCAGTATCTTGTGACGCTGGCCGTCGTGGAAAAAGTAAAACGCCAGCGAATCAAACGCAGACGATACCGGCGAGTAAATCTTTGACGTTCCGGTAGGGCTCGGATCTGTCTCAGCAAAGCCACATCCCTTCAGCAGTGCGGCATAGGCAGGCGCATCGCCAGCGGTTCCACTTCCGGCGATCTCAACATCGAACGTGATCTGGACTTGCGGGTTAGTATTCACGACCGTCTGACCACCCAGCGTTGAGCGGTCGTTATTTCGGGACACAACAGGGCCGGCATACGGCTGTATCTGGAAGTTGCTTGTGAGTACCGCGTCTGATCCATCCGGAGCTGGATCAGTTCCGTATGTGCTTTCGACCTTCGCCAAAAGCGTCTTGTTTTTAAATAACATAGTTGATTCCTCTGCCTTTTTTCAGGCATAAAAAAACCCGCCGAAGCGGGTCGTTAGGTTCTGGTTGCTTTTAGGTTTGAGTCATGTAAAACGCGTCACGGTAATTCTCCCGCCACACTTCAAGCCCTCCTACTCCCTCAACAGAGGCCCCGTTTCCGTACTCCATTTCATGGTGGTACTGAGACTGCTGCCAACCGAGTAAGGCGGCCTGTACTTCATCCTGCAGTGCAGGAATATTGTTGTCGGCGGTGATAATCAATACTGCATAATCTCCCGCCAGTAATTGCTTGGTATAGTTGTCGTAAGTTGACCCCTCGCCTGCTCTGGATATGGGGTACACAAAAGCAGCGGGCATTGACTGACTCGCGCTGGTTATATAGCTATAGCTCACCTCAAGATTGATGCGGTACAGGTTCTCGGTTTGGTCGTAGTCGTGGAGAATGTCAGTGATTTCGATATTGGCACCCGCCAGTGCCGATATGACGCTATTCACCAGGGTCAGCAATACCGCGTAATCTTCGCCACGCACATTCAGTATGAATAGGTCGGTGTGGGTAACGTCGTACCCCTCAAAGACTCCCGGCGCGCTACTGACCATTTGATACACGATTGAGGGATGATCGGGGTTCTCCGGAAGCTGCAGCGGATACATCCTGCTAGACACCAGCCCCTCCAGAAGAGTGCAAAGATTCGCCTGTGATGCTATCGGCGTCTGGGTACCACCTGTACCTGCAGCGATAACCTGTGCCAGCGTCGGGCACTGGGCAACCAGCCGTGTAACAATTCCGCTAACGTCCATTTTTATCCAACCACTTGCTTAATCCGCCGTAAAAACCTTGCTCCATCTGCCCGCCGGCGGAATCCAATGCGCCTGACATAAAGTTACTGGCCTTGATCCCCGGGTGCATAATGGTCCCACTTCTGAATTGCCCGCCAAACCTGAATGCGCCGCCCTGGTTCTTTGCGCGCACCTTGATTTTATGCGGCTTGGCGCCATGCTCGACAATGTTTGCGAGCCACTGCACAGCGTTCCCTGCGACCTTTTTATTGGGCCCGATAATCAACCCCACTTCGCCACTTGCAAGGGATACCTTCCGTTTACCTTTTCCAGTCTGTACGCCCTGGCCTGTTTTGGCCTGCGTCTTATTGATCGCCCGAGCCAATCGACTCCCCGACGTTTTGCCGTCATCAGGCGCCTTTGATCTCATTGCCACTAATAGCGGCTTTGCTGACACATGAAGTGCGGAGCGAATCCCTTTTTGTTGCAGGTCAGCCGCCAACGTATTGAGCGTGTCTATCAGCTTCCTGTTATCGGGATGCGCCTGTATGGATATGTTGGTCAACTGACAACTCGCAGCCGCAGCAATAATTCACGGTTTTTCATGCCAAGGTTTTCCGGAGGCGTCGCAATTTCATAAGTAACACCCCCGATAATTGCCCTGTCGTCGGTCTTGATATCTGACCGATACCAAATATAAAGCTCAATAGTGGTTTCGTTCGCCGTCTGCTCGGCTGCGTAATAAGCCGCACCACGCAAACTGACCACGGAGCCGAAAACGTCGGCATATTTGGCCCACGTTTTGGTGACTTGGCCGACCGAATCCCTGCCATTGGTTGCAACCTGCAACTCAACCGGCGTGTTTTTCTTTTTCATTAGTTAAAGCGTCTACGCGACTGGCCGGGTAACTTGCTGTGATGCGTGCCTTCCTCGGCCTCGAACATTTCCAGCACTCTGACCAAAATGGCTTGCTTGGCATCATCCGGGATAGCATCGACAGTTTGGTAACCGGCGACAAATTCAACCCGCACGCTGGACGGCTTGCTTGTATAGGCGCTCGGCCAATAGTCCACTGCCCGGATATAAGGGCTCATCCCTTGCAATTTGGTGAAGTAGCTACTACTCCCGAGTATCTGCTCTGAATTGTCGGCATCATCGTATTTGACGCTTCCCACCGATTGGACAGGGTATGTCTGCAGATCCACATCCAAATCGCCGAATCCGTCCAGATACAACGTCATCGTGCGCGATACGAGTGTGATACCGGCATATTGCTCATACTCTGCAGTAGCAGCGTCGATTAATCGGGCCAATAGCGTGTCGTGGTCTGTGATGTCACCCATGCGACACTGCACTTTAGCTTGGGCCAGTGTTACGGGTGTTTCCTCCGCCGCTTCTGTTGTGACAAGTGTTCCCACGCATTACCTCTCGTTATTTCGTCCAGTGACCAGTTGTGCCATGCCAAGTTTTCAATCCACTGCCTTCGGGTCTGCTTTCGCGCGTGTAGCTGCCACACAGGGCTATTGCGGTCATCAGTGATAACTGACAGGCCCTCAATCGCTGCGTCTACGAGGGCCGTTGATCGGCCGCCTATGGCTATATCGTGTCGCGCTAAATCGTCAGACAGATCCCCTTTCTGCCCATTGGCTGGGTGTCTGCGCGCGCTGTCGTAGCGCCCTTGGGGTTCTTTGTTGTAGTCACACAGATATAATCGCCTGACACCCTGCTTGTGGGGCTTCAGGGTCGGCGTCGGCCTGCCCGGGCCGTTGGCGCTAAACCACTTCTCGCCGCCTTTGAGCCAGTGAATTGAGACACACTCAGGGTCTCCCCAGTACGCGCGATCGATATACAGAGTGTCCGAATCAACCCATTGCTTTAAAGCGAACCAGGGCCCGATTGCCACATGGATATCACCCGCCGTGTGCGGTGAGTGAGTTATTTGGCTGGTTTCACCGGTGGCATCAAATCCAGCCTTTACCGCCCTCGCGATGGCGACCTGGTGCGCTAGGCCGCCGTTTGCGTGTATCGTGAATCGATTACCCATTGGTCGGATACCTGTCCCGGCTTTGGCTCACCATGAAAGCAAATGGCGACCGCATCACTGGGTAGACCTTTTTGGCAGTGGTATTTGTAAGAATAGACGCGCTTCATTTCTGCGATGACGCCGGCGCCGGGGTTGCCAAGTTGATTGGTGACGTACTCCTGATCACCGTACAGGCCGCGGAACCTGCCACAGTCTCCGCTTGTCGGCTGCGCCAACTCATCCACGTTAAACCTATCGGCGATCGGGCTATAATCCATGCCCCACGACATAACTGAAGACTGGCATCCTCCGTATCCTGATTGGCCCCAGTTTTTCGGCATAGATAGCTGTTCAGATATCAGGCCACCAATTGAGCCCGTGATAACAGTGTCCAAATCGAAATAAAGGTTGTACCCAGTGGCATAACGGAACAGCAATAGCTTCGACCACCAACCCGGCCACTGTTCATCAGGTATAAAGCAATCAATGCCCTCTATCTCTCGGTCTGCCAAACATCGGAATTCGTGCGGCTGATTGAGATTGGCTGCAACTTGGTCGCGCAACAAATAAACGTCGACGTCACAATACTTGCCGCCATTTAGGACGCACCATACGGTTAAATCCATTCGCACAACTCCCCTGTTTCAAAAAAGTCCAGAGCAGTGCCCGGACTGCAATTGATAATCCGCAATCCATCGGGCTGAATGGTTTTATAGCAATCGAGCAAACCGTTGAGCTCGCCTCCCTTGCCCATATTGAATCGCGTCCAATGCTGTAGTTCCTTCGGGTATTCGCCGAAATAGTGCCTGTCACCGCCCGGGTGTTTGTTTACGCCGTTATAGCCAGCAGGAAAACGTAGGTCATACCCTATCAATACCGCCTGTGTGACTCCGTACTGGACAGTGGCGAGGTTTAATAGCTGGTATCCGGAGCTGTGCCCAAAGTGGATAACACCCGGCGTAGTGGATAAGCCGTCGCCCCACTCACCTTTGATATGGCTAATCCTGTACCGCTTTGCGGTCGGGCTGTCCCATGTCCACTTGTCAAAATCCCCATCGCGCAGCTTTTCATCGCGAGGCCAGTAGTAATCCCACCATTCGGCATTGCATGAGAGCAGAGCCTTTAACGGCGCCACCTGATAGGCGTTGTTGCATCCGAATATCGGTAATCTCGTTGCTTGGAGTAATTCAATCACCTCCGGCGTGACGCTTGGGCCTGTGCCTAGAATTACAGCACGCATAGAAGTTCCCCCAATTCCATCCGATCAAACTGCGTCAACGCACTAACACGCGAGCAATTCACCACGCTCACACACTCCGATTCCAGATCACGCGCCAATCGCGTAAATCGAGCGTTATAGGTGGCGTAATTGCCATTGGTTAGCTCTTTCGGGTGATCGCCGAACCAATGAGCCTTGCCGTCCGTATTCTGCATGTCGTAGCCACACAGAATGATCAAGCCAGCCCCCATCAGGTAAGCCAGATTGATAGCTTGCGCTCCGCTGTTTGCGTTGAAATGCAATCTATCGCGACCCAAGCCAGGGTTATCAGCACCCTTGATAGGGGTAATGCCGTTGTCCTCGGCGTACTGCTTTTCCTTGTCATCACGGTACTGGGTAAACAGTTCGCCTTTAAAGTTCGCCTTGACCTCATCGATGTGGACTCCCCACCACTGATCATCACAGGCGTACAGATAATCAGCGTCCGGCGCCAATCGCCAGCAGTCGTTTACCGCTATGACCTGGGCTTTCGAGTCCGTTGCTTTTTGGGCGTCGTCTCTTGTGAGGCTCGGCCCGCTTGCGAGGCAGACGAAAGCTTTTTTTCTGTCACTTCCACCACTTTTGTCTCGAAAATTCTAGCAGAACCAATGGAACACAAATGCTCGCCCACCGCGTCGCTAACGTCTTGCGCGTATGGCTTTGGCTCATACCACTTGTCACCCATAAGGGTGCTGTTCAATACGATTATTTTCATAATATGCCCTGAATAAGGGCCGGGGTTTTACCCCCGGCGGTCTAGCCAATCGACTACAGTGAGCCGGTGATCCACGCGCCAGTGTTGTAAACAACCAGCGCCAGACGCTCTTCGGCAAGTACCGTCACCATGTTCTTGGTGAAGTTGTTGCCATCTTCGCGGCTGATCTGAACAGAGGCTTGCTCTCTGTCGCGAATTTCAGCAGCAGAGCGAGAGCCCAGCAGGAACGTACCGGCAGCAACAGAGTTGCTACAAATAACAGGCAAGCCCCAAAGGTTCTTGCTCATCATGCTGTTGGGATTACCAACCACATAACGGTCATCGGAAGTGCCGACCTTGCGGATTTCAATGCTGTACCAATCAACCGGATTCAACACCAAAATATCGGAGGTGTACTCCGAAATCTCCAGCTGCAGCATGGCATGACGAATAATGTCGATTTCGTTAGCCAACTGCGGAGAGGTCGGGGCATACGCCGTCGCCTGGGTAATCAGTCCGTTCAACTGGTGGTTTGCACCGGTGCCGCCCAAAAGCTGAGATTCTTCTTTCAGCTTCAGGCCGTACATCAAACGGTTGTTGATATGACCAGACAGGGCCGCTGAGTCCTCCATAACCTGCTTTGATGCAGGAATGAAGTGCGCCAGTGTTACCACGGGAACGCTGGACAAGCTGAATGCCATCGCTGACTCAGGCTTGGTGACGTTTTCGTACTGCTCAGGCGAGCCAGACACAGTCGGTGCTGCGTTGTTGGTGAATGACGACTCACTGGTGAACTCGATCAGGTTTGAGCTGGTCGGGGTCACAGAAAGCAGATCGCGGATAGTCAGGCGACGATTGGGTGCGGTGACAATACCGCTAACGCGCTCGGATTCAACCAGAGGCTGATTTTGGCCTGTTGCGTTGATGATCGCCGTTTTCAGCTCCATGCGGGCGCTCTGATTCTTGCCTTCAAGGAAAGCCAGAACACCCTCTTCCTTCAGGAATCGCTCCCCAAGAGACTCGGCACGTTCTTCTTCCAGCGTCCCGCCTTTCTGCTCGATCACCTGGAGGCGGTCGTACAGTTCGTCGTACTGCTTCGCGACAGCTTCATACTTGGCGATGGTGTCAGTGCTGGCAGCGCCAACAGTTTCCATCTCGCCTTTCAGTTCATTGCTGGTTTCATTCAGAGTGTCGAACTTCTCCAGAATGACTTTTTCAAGGGCCTTTACCTCGACGACAAGACCAACTTGGTCTAGTTCCTGTTGCTCTTCCTTGCTCATAATTGTTTCCTTGCCTTTTCGCAGGCATAAAAAAACCCGCACTCGGCGGGTTATGGGTTTTTTGTCAGAAATCTATTGAATCGATTTCCTGAGATTGGTTAGTAAGCCGCTAATTTCACCGGCCATTTGCTGCGTCTTTTGCCTTTCGTTCTCCCCATGCTCACCACGGATAGTCTTACTCAACTGGCAGACAATTGATGTCGCCATTGCTTTTGAAAAACCACCAACCTCACGAAGATAGTTTTCAAAATCTTTCAGGGTCATTAGCCCGTCTAAATCAGATACCGCCGCGTTCTTAACGTCACCGATGCGGGCGTTATCGTCACAAGGGTAGGTCACAACCGATGTTTCCATGAGATCAACATTCTTAATGATTCGATTACCTCCGAAATACGAGTCCTCAAATCCCTCTTTCATCTCAAAATCTTTTGTGCCCAACTTAAAGCCAATGGAAAGGCCATCAATAGCCCGCCGCTTGAGAGCGCTGTGTAAGCTTTTCCCCATGTGGTGATCCATGTCAATTTTCCCGACGGCCATCAGCCCGGTGTCGTCTTCTTTCAAGTCGATCCAATCACCCACAGGCACGTCATAGTGTTCGTGGTTGAAAAACATCTTGATAGACTTGCCGCTAGATAACGACTGAGCAAACGCACCCTTGAGGATGGTGTCATTTACACTGTCATTAGAATTGAATACAGAGGCGTAGCCGCTGAATACCCCGGGCTCACTGTCTATTTTCAGGTTGCAATGGGGTAGTGGATTCGTTGCTTTGCGAAGCATCTATGGCCTCCAGATCTTCTATTGGTGTTAGGTTCACTTGTACGGTTAATTTGTCGCCTCCCTCTTGTCGGGGAAGGTTTAGTTTCTTGCGGCCCTCGTTTCGGGTCATTAGGCCATTTTGTGTCAGTGTAGAAAGGAACTTGCCCTTCGCGGCGCTGTCCATTTTCACAAGCGGGCCCGTGTCATGGTCAACATTAATGTCGCTGCCCATTGGCAACAGGGAAAACCTTATAGCCGCCTCCCATTCGTCCAAATAGCTTTGCAGCGTGAAGGTGAGATATGAAAGCATCTGCTGCTCAAACGATGCAGGCCACGCGCCCTTGCCATCGCCAGCGCCAATCATTACACCGGGAACACCAAAGAAGCGGGCGACCTCGGACAACTGGTGGGATCTAGTGCCGATCATTTGCATCTGATCAGCAGCGAATTCCAAGCCCTTGTATTCTGATCCACCCTCTAGACACCACAATTGATTTGCGTTAACCGCTCCCTCCGAAATATTCTCGTACAGCTTTTTGGCTTGCTCGCGCTGCTCTTTCGTGAGGAATTCACTAAAGGTTATAACTCCTCCCGGCCTGCCACCATTGGCAAACTGTTTGGCGGCGAACGTCTCCGCAGCAACCGATAGGCCAAGCGCTTCGCGGGAGTAGTTGTTGCGCTCCGCCCCTACAATGCCCTCGGTGCTAAAACCTTTAAGGTGGAAAATATCCTTCTGCGTGTAAATCTTGACGCCACTCTCGACCGCATAGTGATAGGTCAGTTCGCCGTCTTTAGCGATAAATGGCGTCATGCGACCAGGGCGAAGCGGGATAATCCCCACGATCCTCTCGCCGGAACGCTGTATCTCGGCGTAGGCGTTATTCCATAGAGTCATTTGAACCGTCATTGCCATCCGAAAATCGCGTGGCTTCATGTAGCGATTCGGTTTGTTGTGCAGTAGATCGGTCAAATAGTGTCTGGATTTAAGTGACTCGCGACCGTCTTTCGCCTCTCTGAAAACCTCCAGAGGCAAGCCCGACACAGAATTGGATATTAGCTGCACGCAGGCCCATACAGCGGAGACTTTCAGCGCCCTTTCATCCGTGACGCTAACGCCTGACATGGTCGTGGTGCGCTCTGTGGCGCCCAACTGGGGGCCGCTATCATGATTTGATAGCGGGCTCCAACCTAATAACCTTGCCGCAGTTGAAAATATATTCATGCAACACTATCCAGAAAGTCTTGTAGGGAACCGCCGCCCGCGCTGTTAGAAACCACCAGGCCAACCGCCATCAGTAGAGCCACCATGTCGTCAATTTTATCGACTGCCTTCTTCTTGTCAGGAGCCATATTCATATTTACATCTCGGCGCGCGATTAAGTTTGATGCACACCATGCCAGTACAGGGTCGCCGCCGTGGGCAACTCCACCTGAGACATAAGCGCGCTCTAGTGCGATCATTGCAGGGTTATACGACTTCGGGCCCTGCACAAATTCAATCATCGGCACGCCCGCATCAACCAGGCGCGTTACAATGTCGGAGGCATTCCAGCTATCAAACGCAATCTGGACAATGTTGAACTCGATTCGAGCGCCCAGTATTTGCTGCTCTACCGCGGCATAGTCGGTTATGTTGCCCTCTGTCTCGATCAGCAGACCTGACTCAACCCAAGAGGCATAAGGAACTGTGCCGCGCTCTGTGCGCCCCCTGACAGCATCAGAGGGAACCCAGCGCCATGCGTGGGTGTAAAGCACCCCTTTGACATTCCAGACCAGCCGGAAAACGCAAAAGTCTGACTTGCTTGCAAGATCAAGCCCGCCATAACAAGGGTATGGTTTAAGCCAATCAAGATCGACTTCACCGCTACACTCTGACCACTTAGCAAGGTCTACCCACCCGTCCGCCGTCGACGCAGGACGATTCAGCCGTTTAATTCTAAACTCCGCCAGCTTCGACGGCATTTGCTTGGCCTCAACCGCCTCCTTGCGGATCGCAGCGAGCAAGTGCGGGTTGACGTCCATCAATGGGTTGGCTTTTACCCATGCCGACTCGTCGAATTCATCGTCCGACTTAATACCGAGCGTCTTATTTTCTTCATCGACCGCGTAAAAAACGGCGAGGAAGTGGTCGGCATCATGTCCAAATACACCAGACAACAAGCGCTTGGCGAACATCCTGATCTCTGCCCACGGGCCAGGGTTGGTATATCCCTCCGTGGTCGTATAAAGCCACAATGGATTGCCCCTCGCTCCAGCAGCAGAGGTTAAGACGTTCAGCAGGTCTGGCGTCTTGTGCGCGTGGATTTCATCCAGTGCCACATGGCTCGGGTTCAATCCATCCTGCGTTGAGGCTTTCGCGTGTAATGCCTTGAAGCTGGCGCCGGTCTCTACTCGAGAGATTGACTTTGCCCAGGTCTCAAGCCCGAACGCCTGACCCAGATCAGGTGTCTTGTCCACCATCGCTTTGGCGACTTTCCAGATAATCGACGCCTGGTCATACGTGGTGGCGGCGCTTATCACCTGAGCGCCCGCTTCCGGCTCACAGCACAGGCAGTAATTCATAACCCCTGACGCGAGGGTAGACTTGGCATTCTTCCTCGCCACCGCAAAGAGGGCAGAGGTATAGCGTCTCGGGCGGAACGTGCCGTAGCCTTCAACCTGGACAGACTTACGGTGTCGAAAACCGAACAACTGGACCAGAAAGAATATGTGCGACGGGTGCAATACAATTGTGGGGGTTGCCCACTTGCCTTCTACATGGGGCAGCTTCTCGATAAAGTCGCACACATCAATCGCGTGCCACTTGTCGAATATGAACGGGCAATCCTTTTTGCGGGCTCGCTTCAGGTCATCAATGAACCGCTGGGAAGCCTGCCGAATAAGCAGTCCGTGCTTCTTCCCGCGTTTATCTCTGATCGCGGCCCGGGCGTAGGCCTTGGCAATCTTGACAAACTCACGCTCGCTTTCCATTGTTCCCGAATTTGTTAGGCTTTGCCTTCTCGCCGCCTGATGCGACCTTGCTACGACTGGCCGGCGTCATGCCAAACTCAGAGAACAACGATTTTAGTGCTGTTGTTTCTGCCGCGGTAATTGCCCTGTCTGCCTTTGCATCTTTGCGAAATTGCTGCCATTGAAAACAAAGCTGCTCAAGTGAATACAGATCAACTGTTTGTAGCACTTTCGCAGCGACCAACTGAGTTCCCAAGGTGTTCCACATCTCCGCTCCGTCCACGTTCAGATGTTGCGGGGCATCCGGAAAGCTTTTCACCAGGTCGAATTCTGGCGCGTCTGGCTTTTCTCGGCATGGTCGATTCGTTCCGGCCAAAACCTTGAGGGCCGGGGACGTTGGCTTTCTCCCTCGGGCCATGTTGGTACCTCTCTCTTTTGGAATCTGAATTTTGGATGCGCAAAAAAACAGT